ACCAATAGGGCTCATAGCTTTATTTGGCCAAGAAGTGCTAGTGTCTGAAGATAATTTCCACTGTAACTCTACGTCTGTTATATAAGTACCCAAAGATTTTTGTCCAGGTGTTTCAGTATAACTAATACGAATTCTTGGACTATATACTCCTGTGGATATAATACTAGAAGCATTTACATCACTTATAGCTTTTGTAATACTAGGATATTGTGGTACTGTATTAATAAAACTATCAGGATATTGAGTAATATTGGGCCTAAAAGAAGGAATAGCATAATCTGGGCTAGAGTCTATGTTGTACATATCAGGAGTGTAATCAACCATAGTTATTTTAGCACTACCATTGGTACTAGGTTCTACACTTAATACTAAACATTGTTGAGATTCTGAATCCAATAAGCCAAGTAATACTAAATTATCTGTTGCACCTTCAGTTGTACTTAAAGCCACAGTAACTGAAATTTGTGAATAATATCCACTAGTAGTAATTGTTGTTAGTTGTCTGGTAACTGAAGTTCCTGCAGCAGTTCTTATACGAATAGTATAGTTACTTCCTGCAACTAAAGGTACATCATTATCTAAAACAAGTGTAGTGGAATTAACATAAGTTTTAATTCTAGCAGTGCCCACACCCCAACTTGGAACATCATGTTGTACTCGTACTAAATCTCCACGATTACATACAAGATATTCCATATCAGTATTTAAACTATAAGTTTCTGGGCGAAGCTTAAGTTGCGCCAAATGCCATCTTGCATGTTTAAATGCAGCTTGGGCATTTGTAACTCCAGGAAGTTGAAGTTGTTCAAATACTGCGGCATTACTAGGATCTTTGCCTGTATTATATACATAAAATTCATCTGCTACATAATTTACAGATTCATTATTGTAAACTACTTTAAATGCATCAGGTATTTTTACCAAAGGCTTTATTGCTTCAAAACCCCAACTATTGTGAGTACTAAAGTGTTGTATAACCTGAGTTTTTGCCTCATCAATAATCACTGTCCATTTACCATCCACTAAAGCTGGACTACCTCTGCCTGCTGCACAAATATCTCGTAATACATCTAGTATACTGCGAGTATTATTTAAAACATCATTAAAAGTAAATCCTTTTGAAATGCAATAAGCGTGCCAGTATTGTAATTGTGCAAGATCTACTCGGGTAGATAAGTCAGCATCTGCAATACGTTGTGCATTGGCAGGATGTTGAAGTACATATCTAAATAAACTAGCTGGATTATTTGTAGTGCGGGTAATCCAAGTACCTGTGGCCACATTCCAATCTGGACAAATAGAAGTTACTAGTGCATTGATACCATCAACTGAACCATTTAATTGATCGGTGGCTTTTATTCTGATAGCAGTTCGTGCAAATTTACCTACTAATGGATCAGTTACTGGATTATTATTAGCAAATGCGTTAGCTGTATAAAAATAAGCATCATGAGTAACTGTATAACCATCACCATATGCAGCATTAGAGCCATTGTTGGTTCTACGAATTCTTATTTTATATATTCCGCTAGGTACTTTAATTGGATCTAAATTATAAGTAAATGCATCTTTTCGACTAGAATACTCTTGATCCGTATCTCCAATTGTTATAGTATTATTACCTGTTGGATAAGTAAATGTACCGCTGCTAATAGTAACTACCAAACCCGAAGTAGAAATCGTAGCTGTATGTGTATATTCTGTACGCTTAGTAGTAGTTAAAATACTTCCTTGATATACACAAACATCATATAGTGGAACGTCACCTGGATCCATAGGAGCCAGTCTGGTCATAGTAGTTATATTAGCTGAATTAAGTGAACTAGCTAGTTTTTTCTTTAAAGCATCTGTTGGTTGTGCTGTTTGTACTTCTGTGGGAGTGCCTGCAATAGAAAATACACCACCACCACGTTTTGCATAAATAGTATGCCATTGATAATAATCAGAACTTGTACTAGTTGATGTAAAAGTATTACCCTCTGAATCTGTATCTTGATTATAAGAAATTACACTACTATTTGGCAATGTAAATGATTGTGAAGAAAATGAGTTTAAGTTACTACCCCAAGTATTGCTACCAACTAAGTCATACTGTATTTCTGCAGTAAAAGGTGCAGGTGAGCTATTGCCATTTTTATTATCTACTTTTCTTAATCCTTGTGGAAAATGAATAGATATACCTAATTCAGTAGAAGCTTGAGTAAATGTAACTTCTTGCCAAGGGCTACTACCTTCAGTACCAACTAATTTTATATTTTTAACTACTTGTTGTACATCTTTGCCATATAAATTATTAAATGCATCAATTTCAGTTTGTGTTTCGGTGCCATAACCATATAAGTGTTTAATGTCTAACTCATAATCTGTGTATACATTATTGCCAATACGAATATCTTCAAGTGCAACAGGACCATATCCCCATACTAAAAGCATACGTAAATATGCTTCAGTTTTTTGTGGTTCTACATAGTTTGTAGCTCCAAGTGGCGATGTCATACGTACTCGGCCTAAAACTACAGGAATTGGTGCATAAGGAGTAGCAGTATTATATGCAGCATTAATTAATTTTTGTTGCGTACTAGTACCAGGATCGCCCATGGTAGGCATACGAATAGGCATGATGGCATTAATTAATGCCGTACCTGCAGTTATTACACCTGCTTGTGCCATTGCTAAACTAAAACTACCTGCTGCAAAAGAACCCGCACCCGCAGATCCTGCTAACATTGCTGGCATTACTTCAAGTGCAAACCATACTAAAACTACAACCGCTACCATACGTACTATTTCTTTGCCAGGTACCGCGCGATACTCTAAAATATCGCCTTTTTGTACTACGTAATCCCATTGAGTTTGTGGAACTACGCGACCATTAACAAGTATAGTTACTTTTTCAGGTATTTCATCTGGTAACCCATATAAACTATGAAAGGTTTCATATAGTTGTTGTAGTGTAGCACCTTCTGGAATATAGTCAGTAATACGGGTGGTTTTTAGTGGGCTAGGAATGGCTACTAAATTATTTTTGGTGGCTTCTTTGTATCTAAAAACACCTATTAAACGCTTTTCCCAAAGTGAGGAATCAACTCGTTCAATAGAACTATTTGCACCCTCCTTAGCGTGTAAGAAGTAAGGATATTCAGTAATGATACCTATATGGCTTGTAAAACCCAACATACGAAATAGTACAATATCGCCACTTTTGGGTTCTGCGCTTACATCTTCCCAACCTTCACGATATTGAGCAATTAATTCTGCAATACGTTCGCGGTCTTCACCTTGATAATCTGCTACAAAACTAGGTAGACTTATATTAAATTCTTCATTATAAACATAACGAGCCAAACCCCAGCAATCCATGCCAGATAAAGTTCGCCCATTATCTTTATAAGGTATGCCAACGTATTTATTTTGCCACATTAGAATAGTCCTGGAAAATATTTAGGGGTAAATGAGTATGCCGGAAAAGGTTCCACAGCATAATCTATCATTGATAATTCTGCAATTACTTGATTAGCATTATAGCTTATAGAACTCAAGTAAAATTTATCAAAACTTGCTTCAACTGTGTCTGGTGTTGAATTAAGAACTAATTCAATTTTTACTCGCGGAGGTCCACTTATTTGACGAATAATAGGTACTACCTGTTTGGTAACATCATCAAGCACTATTGAACAACGAGGGGCTGAATTAGGCTCTTCTGATGGCAAACTTATACTCATAGGCAAAAAGTAAAAGTTATTGCTTCGACTGGTAATACCATATACTATATCTGTGGTTGTTGCAGCATCATCTAATCGTTGAGTGTAACTATCAGCAATACGTATTAATACTGTACTATCATCATTTGGATCATAAATAGTAAGTAGGGTAACTAAACTAGTTTGAGCATCTGGAGAGAATAGTGCAGCAATTGCTGCTGGGCTCATAGTACTTAAACGACTCATGGAAGTATTTCCAAATTAAATTTTACCATCCAATACCCTGGAACATGGTAGTCTACGGTATACTCATCTCCACTTCCAGAAGGTACAATACGTACCTCCTGAGTGGTTAATAAACGAGGGTGTTTAAAATAAAAGCGACTAACACCTTTTAAACTATTAATTACAAAATCTTCAAAAGTGGCTACTTGAGCTGTGGTCATTAAAAAACTCACTGACAATTTATTAGCACTAGCAGCACGACGGCGCTGTTTGGCTGGGCCTGTGTCAGTTTGTGATCTTATTATATTAACACCACCTTGCTCAGAGTACCCACGCTGGGGTACTTGAGGAAGAGTGGTTGGCCATGTATATGCTGCTGCCATTAACGTCTCACTAGGTTAGGTTGTAATTGGAAATTAGCTCTTAAACTACCATTAACTGGAGAGTTTGCACGACCTACTTCTTTAGCTACTGCTTCTCCAATTATAACTTCGATTCGGCGATTACCTTTGGAATCAGTAGTTTCTTTGGTAGTTGCTTGTTCAGTACCATAATTATTAACTACAACGCTTGTAGTGCCTTGATTACCTGTACGCACACCAAGATTACCATTGGCATCACGCTTTAGGGGCATAATAGCTTCTGGACCCGCTTCACCCATCATGCCTGTGCCTTGGGCAAACTTAAACAAAGTTGGCGAATTTACGATGGAATTCGTGAAAGCGCCGCCTTGTGCAAATGCTTGTATTCCCATGTCATAAGCACCGCCCTTTGCCATTACAGGCATAACACCATTTGCTACTGCTTGTGCAGGCGAAAGTGCAGATGCAGGATTTAAGAAACTCAAGAATCCTCCTGGACCAGTTGCACTTTCAAACATTTTTGTCATTTGTGCACGTAAAGCAAAGCGTGCTAAATCAGCAATCATGGAATTTATTAATCCTGCAAAATCTAATTTACCTGTTTTTGCAAATTCTACTAAGGCATCTGCCATACCTTGAAAAGCATTTCCTACTATTTTGCCAAAACCAGCCATTTCACTGCCTAAATCTTTGGTCATGTCTATAGATTTTTGTTTACTAAGTGTTACAGCATCAAATGCCTCTTTTTGTTTGTCTAAAGCTGCTTTATCACTATCAAGTAATGTTTGTGCACCAGTAACAGAAGTTCTTTCATATTCAGGCAATGTTTCATTGGTTTTAATAATATCATTAATAACACCTTGGCGTTTAGTTAAGTCTAATTTTTTGTTTGCTAGCTCTAAAGATTTAACTTCGTACTCAGATTTAAGTTTTAAAGTATCAATGCTTGCTCGTTCTTGTGCGGCTTGTTCTTCGGTTATTAAACCTAACTCTTTTCTATAACTTAATTCAATTTCTCTATTAGCTAATTGAGCACCAAAAATTTCAGCATCAGAAGCTTTTATAGAAGCATTATTATCTCTTAATCGTTTAGCAATTTCCTCTAAACCGTTACGTTTATCTTCTGTTGCTTTACTTTCTAAATCAGCTGTATCTTGAGTTAACTTTTTGGTTCTAGATAACATATCATTTAAGATTGTTTGTATACCTGTTTTTCTATCAGTTTCATCAGTACTGTTTTTAGCAAATTTACCTTCTAGTGCGTATAGTGCAGCTAAATTAGCTTCAGCTATATTATTTTCTTTGTTATAATTTAATTCTAGTAAAGTTTGCTGTGCATTGGCTTTTCTCTTAGCAAGTTGTTCATCATAAATACCTAATACACGTTCCTGCTCTGTTACTTGTTGTACAACTAAATTAGCACTTTTTACATCTATATCTAATAGTTTATTGGCTTCTGTGGCATTTTCTTTGTAAATTTTTGCAAGGTTTATCATTTCTGCAGCTTTTTCTTGTCCAGAAATTTTTGCTAGTTGAGCTTGTTTACCGTATAAGGCAGTAATATAACTTGACATTTGTGCTGCGGCTTCTTTTTGAATGTCTTCTTGGCCTGGTACGCTTGTGCGGGATTGAATACCTTGTATAGTTTTTAGCGAAGGATTAGCTAAAAACTTAGACTTTTCTTCAAGAACCAACATATTATGTGTTACTGTTTTTAACTTTGATAAAGCCTCATCTTGTAGCTTCATATCACCAGTTTTCATAGCTGCTGCTAGAAGATCAGTTTGTGTTCTTTGTTCATCTACTAGATTACGTTTTTCTAATGTTAAAGTATTACGTTCTAGTGCTTCTCTTGCAGAATACTGGGCTTGTATTAAAGATTTTTGTAACTCAAACTCTTGCTTTTGTAAAGCTGCTTCACCTTTTGCACTAGGACCTCCAGCTCCACTAAGTACGCTTAAATATCCTTTTGCAGCAGCAATTGCACCTTCTTGCATAGCATTTTTTAAAGAAGCTTCTAGATATGTAAAAGCTGATTCAAAAGTAGCTTTTGTTAATTCTTTGGAATAAACCTGTGCAGCTTCTTTAGCACGAGCTTCTACATCTGCTAAAATCCCTTCTTGGCGTTTTACTGCAGCTTCTTGGAAAGAAGTATCTTTACCAGCAAGTTTAATTCTGGCAAGTTCTTCTTTGGCTTTTTGTGCACCTTCTCGTGCAGCTCCAAGTGAAGCAGTTATACCATCAATTTTTGATTTAGCATTTAGTAAATTATCGGATACACTAGCAGGCAACAATGACATAAATTTAGGGTCATCAACTACAGCTTTTAGTGCTAATAAAGAATTTGTAGGGTCTTTTAATGCCGCATTTAATTTTGTAGAATTAGCAATTAAATCTACACCTATTTTACCCAAAGGATCTGTAGGAGTTAAACCAGACATTAAGTTATCTAAATCTTTACCAGTTTGTTTTAATGAGTCTTGAAGACCTGTTAATGTTGAAGCGTTATTATTAGCTTCATCAGAAAACTTTTTAATAATTTTTGTAGCCGTATCACCTTTGGATACTAAAGTATTGAAATCTAAACTATCCAATGCTTTCTTTAAACCTTCGCTATCTAACGTACTTGCATCAAAACCTACTAAATTAGACAATTCTTTTGTTATCTTATCTCTGGCAGGGCCAGATTCTGCTGCTTTAATAGCTGCAATTATGCCACCAGATAAGTTAGTGGCTAAATCGGATCTAGCACCACCACCAATTATTTTTTCACTTAAACTAAAAGGGGTTATAGCAGAAAAGAATCTTTGAACTCCCTCAATACTTCTATCCCAATTTATAAATCCTAAAAATTCACTACCTTTTTGTTTTTTATTTAAGTCATCAGCAGCTTTAACGTTTTTACCTAAACTATCACTTAATTCATTAAAAGCATTGGCTCTAGCTTGAACAGATTCTATTGATAGAATATTTTCAAATTTCTTTTCACGAAGTGCATCAATAGTTTTTCCAACATTTTCTAAAGCTGCTCTAACATACTCACTAGATTTTGAAAAAGCTTCTTGCTCTTTTACAGAGCTACTAAATAAAGAGTTAAGAAATTGAAAGCTTTCTACAGCTATACCTATAGCTATACCTGTAATACTTAATTTACCAAGTAATTTACCTAACCCTGTTGTAGCTGCACTAATACCTACATTTGCTAAACCTGCTGCTGTTCCTATGGTTGTAAGGCCTTCTACAGCAATTTTTTGCGTAGCTTGAATTCTCTTACCTTGATCGTCTCTTACAAATTTACCTTTTTCATTTTTTACAAATTGGCCTGGAATAGGTACTTCAATAGTAGAACCTTTTCTTGCAGCCATTATATCTACATAACCTTGTTTAAGACCAGCTAAAGCCCCTACTTCTTTAGTAGTTGCGGCTACTCGTTCTGATATTTGACTAATTACAGCTTTTTGTGAGAGTGCTTTAAATTCTGCATCTTCTTTTAAAGTTTTAGCTGCTTTACTTTGTAAATCTAAAGCAGCTTGGGCCCCTTCTGCTCTAGCTATTTGAGTATTTCTTTCAGCAGTTTGCCCACCTTTAATAACATCTGCAATTTCTTGATAACTGGCAGCTAATTGTGCATTTCGGTTTATATTTTTCTTACTTTGATCTTCAAGATATTTTATATCCTCAGCTGTTACTTGATAGATACCTTTATCAAGTATACCAGATACTCGTTTTTTAGATTGAGCAAATTTACCCGCTGTCAATTCAGTGAATTTAGCAGTTGCTTGGTCTCGTGCAGTAACAAATACTTCAGCTATTTGATCTGCTTCTTGAATTGCAGCGTCTTTTTTAATTTTTAAAGCTTTAGCTGCTGCACTACTTTTACCAGCAACACTTAAAAGAGCTTCTTCTGATGCTTGTTTTAATGCTTCACGATACTGCCCAATTGCAGGTATAGCTTGTTTTAATAACACAGATCCAATAGTAGCTAGTACACCAGTTAAAGCTATCGGCGATTTAGATAAAAAACTTATTAGGGGAACTAATACAACGTTAATTAACTCTAGTCCTTTTGTGGCTAAATTACTGATTGAAGCTAATAATTTATCATAAGGATTAGCATCGATTTTGATTTTACCAAACTTTTCTTCTGCTTGACTTAATACTTCGTTTGCAAAACCTTGACGTTTTTCAAAGTCAGTTAAGCTACTGGCTGTTTTACCCAAAGATCTAGCATAGTTTTGCGAAGCTGTATCTACTTTTACAAAAATACCTAATTCATCTAATAGTTCTGGTTCTATTTTTGTAATACCTCGACTTAGACGACTTACAGCATCAGACATACCAATACCCAAAGCCTGTGAAGTCTTTTTAGCTACTTCACCTAATCTAAGAATATTAGCAGAGCCCATACCTGCAGCAGAAGCTTGCGCTACAGATGTCATAGCTTCTTTTAACGAAATAGCACCATCTGTAGTATCTACTAATTGTTTAGATAAATAACCAAGAGACTTACCACTAGAAGCCCCAAGTTGATCTAAACCTTTAACCATGTTTGCTGTATCGGCCGCATCACTTAATGCACGAAAAGCTGCACCAACAGCAAATAAATTAGCTGCAAAAGTAGCATAAACGTGAACTAAACCACCAAGTCCTTGTGCTTGTTTGGCAAAATCACGACCAGCAGCCCCTGTACCAACAGCAGCACGTGCTTGAGCATAGCCAGCACTTTCCCCCATATCAGAAATATTTCTAGATCCTGAAGTTCCACCTGCTATCTTTTTTACATCTTCTAGTACGGCTCTATAGCCTTTTGCTTTCTTTGTTTCTTCTTCAGTGTTAGATACTATCTTTACACCAACTGTGACTGTTTCATTTCCCATAGTTTCTCCTATAAGGACCCATTCAGAATAATATTATCTGAATACAAAGTATGTTTCTTTAATCACCCTATTATACCACGGCAGCATTTTCATGTCAACCTACAAATTTTTTGAGCAAAATAAAACCCCGCAAATTTTTACATTTGCGGGGTTTATTTAGTCTTTTTTTGGTTTTGCTAGTTCAATACATTTGGATCGTATTCGATCCATTGTAAAAATCCAATCAAGTATATGTGCTCGATCGGCTTTTTCTATACCATATATATCTAAGATATCGCCCAGTCCGGCGAAACTTTTTCCCATATAGGTTCCACTCATAGAATCCCATTCATCTCGCAACCTAAAGTAAATATCTAGTGCTTGTTGTATTTCATCTGGGAAGTCCTCTGTTTCTACAGGTACTTCAGAATCAATTGGATCGTTACCCAATTGTTCACACATTTCAAAATACATATCTTTGGTCATACCAGAACTTGCGTTCATAAAGTATGACTCAAGCATTTTGTTTATTTCTTGTCGTTGCTCGCCTGAAAGTTTCCCAAGTCTGTGACCATTTCGCTAACAAAAGCATCAAAATTCACAGAGCTTTTCATCAAGAACAATGCATTTTCATCTGAAAAATCTAGTTCTTCATCTGGGTTTTGACCACTTACATCAACTGGAGCTAATTGTTCTAGATAACTAAACTTTAAACCTTTCCAGCCTTTGACTGCTGCTTGCACATAAAGTTGCAAAAATAAGTCATCATTTAGTTCTTCAACTGGCTGACGATTTTTAAAAGTTTGTTTGGTAGCTTTTTTACGAATACCAACCAAAGTCTCACGACTTAAAAAACTTAAATTAACTTTAAATCCAGGCATACCTGGATATTCAACTTCTACATCCTTGGAAGGAACTAGTAGTGTTTTTAGAGAAATATTTGCCATTTGGATTTTTTATCCTATTATATAAAGAAAAAGTAGGGGTGGTGATCAAGCCACCCCTTTGTGTAAAGACTACACTAAATTAAGCGTAGTAACGAACTGCAAAATCGTTTAGTTTAGTTAGATCGTATACGTTACCGTCTGCGCTACCGCTTGGGGTGTAACCTTGAGCATTAAACTTAATGTCTGTGGAAACAACCTGTGCTACGTTTACTGCAGGAATCTGGATAACAACTGCTGGTAGCTCTACAGCAACTTTAATAGTGCTTGCACCACCAATGTTGATGTTTAGGGCGGCCATTGGCTCAATGGTTGCACTAGCAGCGTTTAACATATCGCTTAACAATTCACCAGTATCACGAGTACCGCCAGTACGTAAGTAAGCAGTTAAGTTACCGCTAATAGCACGTGCACCTGTATAGTAAGCTACTGGAATATTAACAACGCCTAAGTTGGCTGGAGTTAAATAAGTGATATTGTTGTTGATTGTGATATTACCACCAGTAATTGGTATAGTATAACTATCACCAGCAGCACCTTGTGATGCACCTGTTGAATCTTTTAAGCTGTTTACTAAACTCATGGTAACTGTGCTTAGCTTGTTTGTGATATAACCAGCGTCTGTTACTTTAGCAGTGTAAGAACCTGTTAATGTACCACCACCTAAAGTACCATTGATAGCAGTAGCACCGGTAGCTAATTGACGTAGTGTAGTACCTTGACCAGTCCATGCTGCTGTTGCAATTGCATCTAAACCAAAGTCAATACTTGCTTGCATCATAGCAGCATTATCAACTGCATAAGCAACTTGGTCAACAATAAAAATCATACCAAAACGCTGTAGTTGGTGTTTGTCGCTGGCAGCAGAGCTTGCATAACTGTATGCTGTTCCTGATGTACCAGTTAGGGCAGTAGACCATGCACTCTTAGTATACTTAACTGTGGTTGCTGTTGCTAGAGTAGTAGCTGTGATTGAAGCAAGTGCAGTACTACCACCAGTTGTCATAATTGGGTTAGTTAGTGCAACTGTAATACTTGTTACACTTGGTGTACCAGTAACTGTACCAGATACGTTTAACTTTTCTTGATAACCACTTGGAGTTGTGGTTGCAATACCTTGAATATTGATAATATCGCCAGCTGATGGTAATGTACCTGTGATAGCAGTACCTGCAATAGTAACTGTACCAACACCACTACTAAAAGCATATGTTACACCAGTTACAGCACCAAGACTAACAGGAGTAGTTGAATAAGCCTGATCAGTTAGTAGTGCGTTCCATAGTACGCTTTCTTCACAGTTAACTTGAGAAGTAACGAACTTTGGACGTAGGTAAGTACTAAATGAAAAGTCTACTGGAGCTAATGCAGTGTTGAAACTACGCTGACCACGGGTAGGAGCAGAGCCGCCTTCCATGATTGAAACAGTTTCGTTGTTTGTGTTTTGTGAAAACGTGAAGCCGTCTAAAACTTGGACTTCAAATGTGTTAGCTGCTGTGAAACCAGTAGTTAATACTTTATATCCATTCTGAGCGGTATCTAGATTAGTAGTAAAGAATACCTTACTATTACGGACTAAATTTAATGCCATAATCTTTCCTTTATGATTTTTGGTTTTATCCTAACACACTATGCTAGATATTTATCTGCGTTGGAGATCGGATATTGCCGGGGGTTTACATGAGTGCATAACGCACTTGTATTGTCATTTCTCCGATTGCATAAGGTGCTAAAAGACCTTCATCGGTAACGATTGAATTTACTAAAATTTCTGTGGTTTCGTAATTGTTATCAGCATCGTATACTAGTATACGATTATCATGTATTACGGTTTCTATATCTTCTAGTAAGCCTTCGAGCTGTTGCTGTGCGTCTTCCGACTTACAGTAAATTTTTAGCGTAAGGTTTAAGTAAGCCCAAGTAAAGTCACCTGGTAAATACTCTCGCATTTCTGAACCTGCTGTAGTATAAACTGCAGGAAAATCACTAACTTCATCCCAGAATTTTAAATAGGGATATGCATTATTGAATATATTAGTATTATAAGTACCTGTACCGTCAATTTGTTTTAGCTTTTCTGTAAGAGCTTTGATTATTGATGTTCTACGACTCATGCTAGTACTGCCCTCATTCGGTTACCTACCTTTTCAGCTGCTATTTCTCGGATTGACTTTGCTATTAACAGCTTAGGGTCACGTGTTTTAGGAGTGCTTTGTGCCCCACCTACTGAAAAAGTTGCATAAGGGTTTTGCATATAACTATAAAATGCAGTTATCATACCTTCGCGACTTTGGGTCATTCGCTCAACTTTAACTGAACTAGCAAACCTACCTGTACGATAATTTAAAATGTCTTTACGGCTACCATCGCCCATATTGGCACTTATTACATCTTGTAGATGTGTATTAATAAGTGTTTGTAGATTGATTAAATTAACAGAAACTGAATTATTAACTTTTATAGAACTTTTAGATTGCAAACTATAAGAAGTAGGTTTTCCAGAACTTGTTAATCCTGGGGTTTTAATATCTAGTTTCGATTTTAATTTAATATCAGGTAAATTTTTAGTAGCTTTGGTAGCTTGTGTTTTTAATCCTTTTAGTGGATCTATTAAAACTCTGTGCCCAATTTCTTCTACAAAGTTTCTTGAGAAATTTATATTAAGCAACTTTGATATAAGAGTACTAATATTGCCTTCTACTGTTCCATGAATATATTTATTGTCATATACATCTTGCGGTACAACTAAAACTGCTTTAATTGATACTAGAAACTCATTTACTTGTCCAAAATCTTTTTCCAAATACCCAGATATTACTAAACCTTTATCATGGGTATCTAATAGTGTTTTTCTTTCTGACTCTATTTGTTGTTTTATGTTAGAAAGTACTGCATATTTGGTAGCATCACCTATCTTATCCATTTGTGCAGTTAATTCAGCAATAACTGTATCTATTTTTACTAACATAGGGGAAACTGAGTATTCTTCAGCACCAGGAAAATGTCCTACATCAAAACCTACCTCATATCCAGCTTTTTTCTTAGCATTTTTACCCGCAGCTATTGCATCTTCATACTCTTTTTGAGCATTTTCACGATATTTAATATAATTTGTTTCAGATAAATATTTTTTTATTGTTTTATTTAAAAAATTTCTAAATAAACCGTCATAAGCTGAATTATATGAAGTAAATAAAACTCCTACTATTTCATTATTAAATTTAACTAAAGCAGGTAATCTAGCTTCTGCACGAGGTAATCCAGCTAACGCTCTACTAGTAGCTGTAGGATCATTTGGATCCGTTGGAGTAAAAATACCTTTCCAGGTATTTG